TCAACGGAAGAATTTTCACCAATAAATGATTCTACATTTAATGAAGGCTTGAAAAATGTGTTATTCATTTTTTTATCTGCTGACTAAACTAATTGATTTGTCGTCAATCATTGTGACTGTAATGTCTGCATCTCTGATTGTAATAATCTGACCTCTTAACGGAAGAATATCTTTGTCTTGTGGTACCGCAGTTATTTTTAAAGTTGTACCACCATCATTAAATGCTGTTGGCGCAAAACTTGTTAGGACAATTTTGCCTGTAATGTAGTCGATTGTTCCTGCATTATTTGATACTGATATGTTTTCAATGCCAAACACTCTGTAAATACGAATTATGACATTGTTGTCTTCTAAAAAACAATTTGGGAATCCACCAAAAGTAAATGCATTTGATGTGATTTTATTGCCCACACCATTTGGATGTGTCGCTGGTCTACCATTTGTTGCATTGTCTATTCGATTTGAAAAACCAATTTCATATCTTGTGCCAATACCCAACTGAACATCAAGTTCTTTTCTCATTTGTGCTATAGTTACGCTACTTAAAATTGATCTTTCAGAAACGTCAATTAGTCTAGACAATTTAGAGTATCTAAAATATTTTGAAAATTGATTGATTTCATCTGTATTGTACGCTTTAATTGTGTCGATTACAAGTTGTTTGATTTCAGCCGAAGTTGAAATTGTTGCATCAGATTGATACTTCACAGTGGCATCGACAATAATAAATACATATTCAGGATCAACAATTTCTGTAGAAATAGTTAAAACTTTTTTAGGTTTAATTACAGAATTAATTAAATTTAATTTTTCTGTTGCAGTCAGTACATCACCTGTAGTTGGTTTAACTGCAATGAATACTTTACCATATGTTGGCGGATCATTATCTTCACCACCCCACACAACGCAAGAGTCTACTGTCGCTTGTTGTAACATTAGAGTTTTATAGTCATCCGCTGTTACCACACGATTCTGTGCTTCATATGCTTTTGGAGCATTGAATTTAATTTGATTGACTGTTTCTCTGTCAGAACCACCAGTAGCTGGATCAGATGCAACAAAAGTAATTGATGTTACGCCCGCAATAGCGTCTGCATATGTTAATGATTCAATATCATTGGCTGAAGAACCATTAGACACAAGATATTCAAGGACAACAATGTTACCGGCATCTAAAGCTACACCAAAAACACCATCGCCAAATTTAATTTCAAATTGACCATCTTCAGCTTCTTCGATATAATAAACTCTAGTTGTAGATGTAACTTCAACTAAATTAGTAACTTTTGAAAATGTTCTTGTTGTGCTGTCAACTGAAGAATTTAAAACGCTAACAGTCAATGTTGATGTGTCAACAGTCGTGTTTGGAATTAAAAATCTTTGATCTGTATCATTTAAGTTGACAGTATATCTTCTGCTGATATATCGACCCTCTCTGAGAGACATTGTGCTACTATAAACACCACTTGTTGGTGATACAATAACTGCGCTAGTATTTAAGAAGTTGTGTGTAATACCGTCAACAGATCCTGTGAAAGATGTATATGCCGGAATAGTTATACTTACGGGAGAACTGGTAAGAGTCAATGTTGCAGTTCCACTAATAGTTGCAGAGGTAACTGAACGTGGTGTATAGTTTAGAGACTTTGCTAAGTTAACAACAGAATTTCTTTTTTGTGCTGTCGGTAAGAATGCTTCAGCGGCTACCATGTTTAGGTAGAATGAATTATAGTATGTATTATACGCTAACAAGTCAAGCAAAACGTTAAGTCCAGAACCCTCAAAGTTATAATCTCTGAATTGATCCTGTGATTGCAAATAAGATTTAAAGTTAGTTTTGATCCCTTGAAAATCTAATGCATCTAGTTTTAAATTATTATCGGATGCCATTATGCTGTCCTTTTGACTGTTGTCGTTATACTTGAAATTATATTCGTATTTTTTATTCTATATCTAATTTGTAAAGAAACTCCGTCATCAGTAAACGTAGGTTCAACTTCAATAACATCAATTCTAGATTCATAACTTGTAAGTGCTTCATACACACTATCTTTCATACTACTTTTAGTAAAAACATCTGGATTAGAAAATAAAAAATTAGAAATCGTGCATCCATATTCAGGATAAAATGGCTTTCTACCCCTAGGAGTTGTAATCAGATTTATTATTGAACGTTTAATGGCTAAATCATCTAGAATAGGACGAACGTCACCACTCACAGGATGAGGGGTGAAATCTAATGAAAGGTCTTTGTAAAAATTTAAAGTAGCCATTTTTTCTTTTATTTATATCTGTTATTCTGCCGTTTTAACGTCTTGAATTTCTTTTCTGCGTTCTTTAGCCGCTTTTGTGAACTCCGCTAATGCTTTTCTTGCTCTAGTGCCAGCGGCTTTGTTTCCTTTTTCGTCAAACTTTGCGCTTTCTGCAAGATATGATTCAAATAAATTTACTAAGTTTTCGTGATTTGTCATTATTATTTCCTTATAAAGTATTGACATTTGCTTGACAGTATGTTATATTACTGTGTAGACTGTGATTTTAGATATTTGTTATGACTGTAATTGCTGTATTAGGCACTAGTGCAGTCGTTGGAGTGTTCAATCTTTCTTCGATTATTGATATTCTTGTGAGTAATGCACTTAGTGTAATGGTATTTGCACTATCAGAGAATATTAAATTTTTACTTCCATTTAACACTAAGTCTCTATTTGTACTGACAACTGTGTCGTTTGAAGATTGAATTGTTATATTACTGTTATTTGCAATTCTGATAGATGAATTGTTCACATCCCATAAAACATCTTTTGCATCAGTAACTTTAGCAAAGTTTCTAGTTAAACTTGATGGTGTACCAAAATATTCAGAAGCCGCTTCAGGAATTGCAGGAAGGTAACCCAGTATTGCAGGCTCTTGTGCAGACAATGAATCTAAGAAGAAACCAAAAACCCATTCACCAATTCTAGGTGTTCCATAAAGGTTTGGAGTGTTTAGGGGATGGATAGTTAGCGCCCACGGCAAGTCTCCGGTCGGAACTAAATTAGTTGCTTTCGCAGGATGATAGCCAAAACATCTCACTTTGCATCTACCCAGCGTCAAAGGATCGTTGATATCTTCAACAATTCCAATCCACCAGATAAACCCATCATGTCCTAAAAAATTTCTCATCAATTATCCCACATTTTTAAAGTATTGAATTTGTCTCTCTTGGTCTGCAACCCATTCATCTGATGGCTTACCTTCACCTTTGTAATATCGCAATGGCTTACCTGTCTTCTTAGAGACTAACGCCCATCTGCCATCTACTTGCTTGAGTGTCTCAATTAATTCTGGACCAAAAACTTCTTCTTCCCACTCTTCAGTTGAAAGTGTGGTACCCTGTATAAATTCTTTAAATTTTTTCATAGTCTGTCTAATTCTGATGTGTCTACTGCGCCCGGAGGAACATTATCTTTAATCCAAGTGAGCAATTGTTTTTTCACATCAAGTTCTTTCTTAGAAGGTTTTCCTGGTTCCTTAAGTACTAAGTACTTGAAGTCTTTGATAACAGGATTGCCTTTTTTGTCTTTGTATGCTTTACCTGTTTGCGGATCGACAATGAAAATTGTATTCTCTGGATTATTTAGAATGACATAAACCCCCCCTTGAACAGACGGCGGCATCGATTTTGATACTAAGTTATATACAGTCTGTGCCGCACCCGCATGAGTCGCAAGTAAGATATCTTCTGGCACAACCCTTGCTCTTGATTTATTATTCTTGATTGCAATTTGGTAGTTAGTCAGAACCCAAGATACGTGAATGTTCTTTGGCTCATATCCAGCGGCAAACAGTTTTGGTAAAACATCCGTCATGTCGGAGACTTCTTTGAATGTGCTGTCAAAAATAAGATTTGGTAATTGACCCTTTTCAGCGCCAGCAAGCATCAAGTCTAACGTCTTGTTTTTTACGTCAGTTGCACGAATGAGAACGTGTAAAATGTAAACATGCGTTGGTGTTTTCAAATCCAATTGACCCATCTTTAAATTCTTGTCGGTCAATTCTCTTTGAATAAGTTCTTTATCTTTCTCAGAAATCTTGTTACCATATTTGTCTAGCAAATCTTGGGTTGTGAATTTACCAAGTGCGTCTAGCTTTTGAAATGCAATCTTCAATTCATCAACGTCACGTATTTTAAACTCGGAGCCTTGCATGAAGTGTTTGATTGCAAAGCCTTTACCAGAGCCAGCGCCACCAGCAAGGAACACAATCTGTCCATACTTTGCGCCATTGTTGTAAAGAATTTGTTTTTCTACAAGTTGGCTTGCTTTGTAGTCTTTTAAATCTACGTATTCTGAAAATTTAAGTTTCATGTTGTCCTTTTATTTCCTAATGCAGTTTTAATACTTGCTTTAATGTCTTCAAATGTCGCATCATATTCTGTGTGCCTATCAAAATTTAGTGGAGATGATCCTCTACCCAAATGCATTGTTTTTACATATTGTGTCGATGACATTGAGTGTATTACTGTCGTGACAAGATATTTACCAGAGTACATCGGATCAAGTTCAGGAAACGCTGACTGAGGATTCAACATAACAGAAATTTGACTTGGTGTTGCAAAGTTCACAATGTTACCAACACCAATCGTATTTGTACCACCTTGAATGTCTACAGAAATTTTAAACATACTTTTCGACAATTGTCCATAGATGTGATTGCCTAACCAAGATTCTCTATTGATAGATTCATTGATACTTGAAAGAATTAATTTTCTTCCTGGTGTTTCATTTTCAATGTCATTGTAAGTATTAAAAATGTTCAATGTGCTAAACAATTTATTTGAATAGAAATCTTGCGTTTCGTCAGTATCATCTGAATAGTTTATTTTTTGAACTTTATGTGTTCTTTTGATCGGGTTGATTGACGATATCTTGCTGTTGTAAAATCCCAATAGCATGCCATTCATATGATTGAAATTTTCTAATCTTTCATATCTAGAAGCACGAATTGTAACACCTTCAAAGGTTGCATTAATTTTCGGTGCAAAAACAATTGTTTTTGCTGGAACATTCTTTGCATCTCTTATTAGTTTTTCCACACTACCAAAATAATGAGAAGCTGTAAATGGTGTTCCATTTGGATAGTTGCCATAGATTGGAACAAATCGTTCAAAAAATACAAAATACTTATCTTTACTACATGATCTTTGCGCTAGATAGTCAATTACTTTATGTGGAGACACACCAGTGCTAATGAATGGAGATGTTAAAGTTATTTTTGGATCTTCAGTAATCAGATCATTCAGACTCATTTCTTTATAAATTGAGGTGACAACTTCCAAGACTGTAGCATTCTTATAACTTTTAAACAAATTTTTCTTCAGCGAGTTGACTGTTGACTTTGATGTAAAAAATATATCAAACTTACTCACCAAACTTAATGGTGAAACTGAATTCTTTGAAATTCTATGTACAATTAAATCTTCTCTCCAAATGATAATGTCATCACTATTTGGTTTGCACATTTTCAATATAAGAGTTTCACCACCATGAATGACAAACTTCTCTAAGCCACCTGCGGTATCAGTAATTGTCAATTGCCCACTAATGCTTGACGTAAAAATACTTTCCTCTACGACTAAATTTGAAAAATAACCTTTGATATCAATTTGATTTCCATCATTCATTAATAACGCAATTTTTTTAATTTCAAATGTGCCACCAACGTTATTTGGAACATTAGAATCTTTTTTTATATCAACTTTGTTGTCAGTTAATAGACTGTTAGACGAACCAGAAATTGACGAGTCAATACTCTGATCAAGTCTATTTCGAGTAGTTTGGTTTAAAATTGCCATTTTATCTCACTGGTTTGTATAATAATGATCTTAACTCTGATTGAATTGCGCCAATCATACTTGGTATGATAAGTTTAATTTTTGATTTATTATTATTTGCTCTTAGTTCGTATTCGTATATTGTCTCAGAACTTTTGTTTGAAACACTCAATGCATTGTATGTTGTCTCATCGATGATATCTTTACTGGCATTATAGTAATATTTTGTTGTAGACAATGTAGTTGCAATACTGCCATACTTTTCAATTAAATACTCATCAAAATCTGTGCTATTCTTAGGCCATTCGTCATAGATGTTATAAATGTCATTCGACAATAAAATAACCCAATCTAAGTTTGAGTCGCCATAAAATTTATGTGCAACGTTATCTGGTCTTTCTCCACTTTTAACAGTATATGGATTGAAAGATATGCCTCGATAGTCTTTTAAAAAACTTCTAATTTTAACAGACTGCGTTATGTCAATTGCTCTTAGATAATCGTATTCGTTTACCTTGTATGCTATTTTGGGGTATAGAGTAAATATGCTCATTATAGTATTACCGTTCCGCTTAGATATTGTTGCGAAGCCTTAGGTGCAGTAATAAGGACAGACTCTCTTAATGAAATTGTCAAGTTAACATCCGTTGGAAAATATTGGGTTTTGTCAGCTTTACCATCAAAGAATGTCATTTTGTTTGACGAGCCATAATCTACCGATACAGTTTCAATCATACAAAACTCTGACCTGAATAGCGTGACAAATTCTCCACCGCCGCTTTTTTTATAAAGAACTAACTCAAATTTACACATGTCTGGATAACCAAACGTAAAAACTTGTCCGCTATTTGCAACAATTGTATCTGCGGCGGCTTCGTCTACGCTAGTTAATACTGATATTCTATTTAAAAATAGTCTTAGTGCTTCTTGATACTCTGGGCTTTCTTTGCCGCCTGGAAATGCAACAGCGTCATCTGGATTTGGCTGTACTTCATCTCCACTTCTCAACAAGTTGTTTGGATCCGCTCTTCTTCCAAGTGCATCAATCGTACTATCAATCGTACCCGTTTCTGTTCCTGTTCTAGGTGACGATGCAACCCGAAATGATGAAATAATGCCTACCATAGTTTCTGCTTCAGCTTGACTGTGGGGTTTCATATTAAATGGCAATTGAAATCGTCTAAATGTTGGGCCCTGATAAATTAATTGTTGAAAGTTATTCAACATCACTCTTTGTAGAAATTCAACTTGAGTTTTTCCTGATTGACCAGCACTCGCAACATACCCTGTCGCACCAGCAACACCCTGTACAATTTGTCTCTGAATACCTTCAATGAATGATGATCCCAATCTGCCTAATGCCTTACCCGCTTCTCCATCAAATATGCTTGTGCCAGTTGGACTTCCCATGATGCCTTGTGCTTCTTGATAACCATTGGTCAACGTAGAATTAAAGGTGCCTCCAAGCCGCACATAAATAGTTGGTGCGACGGATCCCGACAAAGCAAGACCTTTAGTATCGAAGAAAGAGAATTTAGCCATCGGCACAACATAATCTTGATTTCCATAGTCGGAACCAAAAATTAAACTACCAGTTGAAGGGTACGATGCGATGCCTTGTGGAATGCCAAATATAGCATCTGTTGCCATTATTACTCCTATTTAAACTTTAAAATATAAACTATTTATGTCATACAAAGGTAAATTTAAGCCTAAAAACTATCAAAAGTACAAAGGTAACCCAACAAATATTACGTATCGTAGTTTGCTGGAACGTAGATTCATGGTCTACTGTGATGAAACTTCATCTATACTCGAATGGTCTTCTGAAGAAGTTGTTGTGCCATATGTGTCTCCCGTTGACAATAGATATCATAGATACTTTGTCGATTTCTGGATGAAGTATAAAGACAAGAACGGAGAAATAAAATCCGTATTGATTGAAGTCAAGCCAGACATACAAACACGCCCTCCAGTTAGAAAAAACACACCCAATGGTAAACCAACTAGAAGGTTTATTAATGAAGTAATGACATGGGGTGTCAATCAAGCAAAATGGGAAGCAGCCACAAAGTACTCAATTGAAAGAAATTGGGAATTTAAAATCATAACCGATAAAGATTTGAGATAAATAGAAGTATGATATTCGATAACATACTCATTCAAGGCGCTAGACAAGGCATCATTCCTGCAAGAACAGTTGCGGCCAGGGAATGGTACAGGTCAGCCGCAGGCAAATTAATGTCAAACATAACTCCAGGAGTCTTTGAGAAAAGAACCGATGAAGCAAGAAAAGTTTCGTCAATGGAATTTGGATACATGTACGCATTCAAATATGATCCAAAAACAAAAAACGATTTGCCATACTACGACACATTTCCACTAATTTTTCCTGTGAGAATGGACTCTGATGGATTCTTAGGAATTAACTTTCACTATTTGCCTCCAGTGCTACGTGCTAAATTAATGAATGCATTGTATTCCACATTAACAAACAAAAAATATGATGACACAACAAAAGTCAAAATCTCATACTCCATTCTACAGTCTGCATCTAAGTACAGATACTTTAAACCAATGCTAAAAAAATATTTAAGAAGTCATGTGCGTTCTCAATTCTTAGAAGTACAAGTAAACGAATGGGACATTGCTATCTTTCTACCAACAGAGTCTTTCAGAAAAGCAGACACTGGTCGTGTTTGGGAAGAGTCACGCAAACAAATAGGAAGAACATAAAATGGCCATCGCCAAAGAACCTGCATCATTCAAAATTTCAGAATTCAAAAGTGCTGTTGGAAACTTAGTTCGTCCTAATCTTTTTACTGCAACATTAAGTGGATACAAGAACATTGTGGGTGTGGGAGTCGGCACCACCGCAGATTTACCTAATATTGACAGCACTTTTAAATTTAGGTGCGAAAAAGCTGAGTTGCCTGGTCGCACACTCGCAACATCAGAAGATGCGGTTGGCAGTGGTCCATCATTGAAACTTCCATACGATATAACTTATAACGACATGACATTATCAATTATTTGTTCAACTGATATGAAAGAGCGTGATTTTTTTGAGCGATGGATAAACAAAATTATTGGTTCGGGTGGCGCTTCAAACTCCGCTGGACTTGTATCTTATTACAGCGACTATGCATTAGGCGTAACACTTAAAGTAGAACAATTGGACGAATCAGGGCAGTCCCTGATTACTTACACATTACACGATATATATCCAACAGCACTAACGCCTATGAATGCATCATGGGACGAAACCAACACCTATCAGCGATTTGGTGTAACACTTGCATATCGCTATCATACATATGAATTACCTTTTAATGCTTTTGCTTTAAAAAAATGATTTATATGTCTTTTTTTAATTATCCGGAGAAAAAATTATGAGTTTACCTAAAATTAATGCACCTATTTTTGAATTGATTTTACCATCAACAGAAAAATCAGTTAAATACAGACCATTCTTAGTCAAAGAACAGAAGATTCTTTTGATTGCGATGGAGTCTGGAGATCAGAAATCTATGATGACTGCTATTAAACAAATCATCAATAACTGTGCAGTAGATCCAGTTGACGTTGACAAACTTCCAGTCTTTGATTTGGAGTATTTCTTTGTTCGTCTGAGAGCAAAATCAATCGGCGAAACTATTGATTTAAATTTGCGCCATCCAAACAGTATGAATTCTAAAGATGAAATTTGCGAACATGTGACTAACAGCACATTAAATCTTTTAGATGTTGAAGTTCATAAGTCAATTGCACATGAAGACAAGATTGTGTTAGACGAAGAAACTAAAATTGGTATTAAATTTAAATATCCAACATCAGAGTTTGCACTATCTATTGAGAATCCAGAAGAAATGAATCAATTGGATTTAGCAACAGATGCAATTATCAATAGTATTGATTTCATCTTTGATGCTGATAATGTTTACAAACGTGAAGATCACACTAAACAAGAATTAATTGATTTCATTGAAAATCTATCACAACAACAATATGAAAAACTTTCATCGTTTTTTGAGACTATGCCAAAATTAAAACATGAAGTTACATGGAAATGTGCTGGATGTGGTCAAGAAGATAAAGTAATGTTAGAGGGTCTTGCAAATTTTTTCGGATAACAATGAGTCAAGAAAGTCTTATAAACTACTATAAGACTAACTTTACTCTAATGCAACATCATAAATATACTTTAGAAGATTTGGATAATATGATACCCTTTGAGAGGGAAATTTACATAATGCTAATTTCTCAGCATGTAGCTGAAGAGAATGAAAGAAATCAAGCACAACGTAAATAAGGGTACCATAATGACTACACAAAAAGAATATATTAAATTAAGTGATAGTGAAAAGAAAAAAGAAGATTGGATGAACGCCAAATGGCGTCCAATGATGGGTTGGATTTATATGCTAACCTGTGTAACAGACTTCATTATTTTTCCTGTATTATGGTCTATATTACAAGCCTCTTTGAAACAACCTGTGACTGCATGGCAACCAATCACTCTGCAAGGCGCAGGTTTATTTCACCTCTCTATGGGTGCTATTATTGGTGTTGCGGCTTTCGGACGTACACAAGAAAAACTAGCAGGAGCAAACAATGGTGGAATGCAACCCGTTGGACAGAGCGTCACAACAACATATGGCTCACCTTCAGCAGGAGGCTTCGGAGCATCCAGCAGTTTTAATTCACCAACATCAAATAGCTTTGGTAGCAGTTCAGGCTTTGGAGCATCAGCGTCTAGCTTTGATGCACCATCAAGACCCGCAACTGGAAAAGCCGCAAAATTTGCAGACCCAAATCCAGACTCTGTGTTTGACAGAGGATAATAATGGCACTTAACAACTATGGCAGGGCATTAGGTCAACTCGCAACAGAATCTGTTAAAGGTTCTGTGAAGGGATTCGCAATGGGCATCAAAGGTGCCGCAATGAATGAGATGCCTGGACTTACCGCTTTGATGGGACTTAGCAGAGAAGTTAAGGGTCGTGCGGATCGATTGGGTAATGCATCAGCCATGGATGCATCAGTGAAGGAACAAAGAACAAACAATATTATTAGCATTGAGATGGTTAAACAACTCAGATCAATCAATAATAATGTTCTACAACAAACACGCATCTCTGCACTTCAAGCTAACAATGCAAAACAAACTGCAATGTTTGCTGAAGAGAATGAAAGAGAAAAAACACAAAGAGACAAAGAATTACTAGATGCAATTAAAGCACTTAAGGGTGGACCAGGTGCGTCTGGTGTTTTGGGTTCTGGTGCTGGCGCTGGAGGAAAAGGATTTCTAGGCACATTACTTGATGCTTTACAGAGTGCTAGTTTATTAGAAGCTATCGCTGGTTTAGCAGGTGTAGGCGCTTTGTACAAAGGCGGTAAAACTGTATTTGGTCGTGGCGGCAAAACTGTGCCTCCGACTGGCGGCATCCCTCCGACTGGAGGAAGCGGTAAAGCACCGCCAGCACCGCCAACAACTGGCGGCGGAAAAGTAATTCCATTCCCTCAGGGTGGGCGTGGCGGCCCTCCCGTGCCTCCAACTGGTGGTGGCGGAGGTGGATTGTTGAGGGGTGTGGGTCTTGCGGCAAGATTTGCGGCAAGAGGAATAATTGGTATCTTATCGGGTCCAATTGGTTGGGCATTACTTGCCGCAGAAGTTGGTTATGAAGCATACAAAATTTTTGGCAATCAGGGTGGGCAAGGACTAAAGCCACCTAAACCCGGTACAGGCAGAGGCGTTAGTACAACACCAATGGTTGAGGGTGCTGGTGGAGCCGCATTTGGAATATATCCTAAATCTGGGATGACTGCAAAAGGCGTGTTCAATGCGGCCAAAGATAGTCAAGCGGCTTCGGCTGCGATGGAGACGAAGGAGCAAAAACGTGCAAGAGGCCCATATGCAGTAGGTGATGCTAGAGCAAGATCAACTGGTGGTGCTACGAGTGGAGATGCCGCAAAATTTATTTCAGGTAAAGAAGGTTTTGTTGG